GTTTTCCGGAACTTTCAAAAATACGCGGCGGTCGACGAGCAGAAAGCCCGAAAACTGCTGTCCGTACAGGAGACTGCGGAGCTGCTTGCCGAACTCCGAAAGCTGTATGAGGAAACGGGCAACACTGATGCCCTCGCGAAGCTGAACGCACCGGCTTACGGATACCGCATCAGCCGCCTGCAGGCCACACGCCGGGCGATTGAGGCGGAACTCGACAAACTGGCCGGACAGGAAGAAAAGGCCGGTTCACGGCAACTTGTGAAAGCTTACGACGATTCTTATTACAAGACAATGTACGACGCGCTTCCGGATGTTCCGGGAACGCCAGTCACACCGCTTTCGCAGGGCGTTGTGAATCAGGCATTACAAAACTCATGGAAGGGCGAAAACTATTCTTCCCGGGTCTGGAAGAACCGCGATGTGCTCGCTTCCGAGGGCGGCAAGATTATTGACGCCGGTATTACGGCGGGGAAATCCATTCAGCAGATGACCGTGGAACTCTCCGACCTGATGGATGTCGGCGCATATGCCGCTGCCCGCCTTCTGCGGACGGAAGTCAACCGGATGCACAACGACGCAGCGATTGAATCCTACAAGGCGATGAGCGTGAAGGAGTATACCTACCTTGCCACGCTGGACGCCCGCACCTGCGTTGTTTGTGGTGCGCTGGATCTGAAAACGTTTAAAGTATCCGAAGCGCGAACCGGAATCAACCTTCCGCCCATGCACCCGAACGACCGCTGCACCATCGCGCCGAAAATCCCCGGAGTGGAAGTCGGCGGCAGCCGAACAGCTCGGAATCCGGAAACGGGTAAAAATTATAAGGTGCCGGCCGGAATGACCTATGAGCAGTGGCGGCAGGAGATCAGCGAAAAGTACGGTGCGGACAGTCTGGAAAAGGCGCAGAAAAAGTATTGGAACCGGAAGAGCGATGCGGCACGGCTGAAGAATATGAAAAAGGTCCTCGGTAAAGACGCACCGAAGGACCTTGCGGAATTGCAGGATTGGAAGTATAATGAACCTGAGAAATGGAGCCGGGCAAAGGCGTTTTATCGGTATCGGCTTGAAAATCCGAGCGCGGACCGCAACGATTTCGCTATGGCCTCGGAGCTGAAAGAGCTTGGCATTAAGGGTAAAATTCATATTCCGGCGAAAGCGATTGACACCGCAAAATTAGGCTTCGACAACGGGCATATAAACACGGAACGAGAACATAATGTTACGGATGAAGAAGCCAAAGAATTTATAAAACAGTCGCGGGTTTCAATTACCAGATGGCAAGGCCAATATGAGAACTATTACTCTGAAATTGGCGCCGCTTATGTGAACTTACAAGGTAATTACATAAGAACCGCTTATGCGGCGGAACAATTCAAGGGTGAACCTGAAAAAATCTGTGAGGTGATAAAGAAATATGCGGAAGGTAATCTGTCCCCTTCTAAATCGGGAGATTGACGGTGATGGAGAGTGTTTTGATATCGCGATGGTTGCCGAAGATAACGCCCCGGAAGATACGGCACCGAAGGAAGCTATCCAAAAGGAAAACTTTAAGCAAATTTGTTTGAAGTGCCTCAACCACATTCATGAATAAATACCGCCTGCTGAAAATGCACGGCGGTATTTTTATACCCAATTTTAAGAGGTAATAATTTTGAACTCTAAAAATAGCAAGTCAACTTCTGAAGCGGACAATCTTAAAGAACGAATAAGACAATTGCAATTTGAGCGATTACTGTTAGCCCTTGCGCTCTTGATTGAATCGACCTGTTCCATCATCAATTTCTTTCACATCAGGTGATTTTTTGTTACAGGCACAATAAAATTCCAATGCCGCAATCAACCATTCGAGGGTTTCCTTAATCCCATCTAATTGTGGGCAGTTTATTCCACTGACGGTAAGGACTAAATTCGCAGATTCAAGTAACAAATATACTAAAGCCAATATGGCAGCCGGTTTCATTCTATTACTTAGGGACTGTAAAATGTCCGACTTTTCTTCAACCGTGTCAGGAACTGAAGATGCGAGTAAATCAAAAATTTCATTTGCTCTATCATTCCCAATATCGATAGTGACTTCTTGATTCTGAAATGACTCAAGAGAAGCAATTCGCCTGTATGATTCTAATAGAGGACTAAGACGATTGCTGATGTTTTGTATTCCCATGAAAGCAGGTGATTGGAATACGGACTGTGACATTGATTTCGGGATAAGATTAGCTACTGCCTCAGACGCTTGCACTATACGGTTTATTTCTGGGCGGTTGAGCGTGTTGATAAACTGATTTGGAACGTTAACAATCGGAAAATATTTTTCAGTAAATGGCCAATATGTCCTAACAATAGGCAAACTTGCTTCAATTGAGGATAAATATGATGGAGCTAAGACAGGTGTTTGAACTTGGTTAAAAAAGGGGGGCTGATACATTTTGAGGGTTGCAGATATAAAAGAAGTGTCCATGAGTCCGTAGTCAATTGGTAAACTTCTTTGATACAAGTTCGACAGATGATTGTACTGCATTTCAATTCGCTCAAGCTCAAAAAACGAATTATTCCATTTGAACATTTTGTTATCATCCCATTTTCAACTTAATGATCATTCTATATTTTACACCTATAATTTTCAAAAGTGAATTAATTATAAAGAATTCGTCCCGCCATCCGGCAGGGCGTTTTTATTTGCCCTACGCTGCCGGGCTTTAACCGCAGCGCGCCGCCCGGCGGAGTAAACCGCCCTTAAAAAATCCGCGGCGGAAAGGATTTCACATGGAATTTTTGAAAGAAGCCCTGGGCGACGAACTGTACAACCAGGTTGCCGCCAAGCTCAAAGGCAACGACAAAATTAAGCTTGCAAACCTCGCCGACGGCGGGTATGTGGGGAAAGAGAAGTTCGATGCCTCTGAGACGACCGTCTCCGATCTGCGCAAACAGCTTGCAGACCGAGACAAAGACATTGCCACGCTCAAAAAGTCAACCGGCGACAATGAAGCTCTGACAAAGCAGTTTTCTGATTTGCAGGCGAAGTACAAAACCGACACGGAAGCCCTGCAAAGCAAAATCAGTCAGAACGCTCTTTCCGCTGCTCTCGACCTCGGCATTACAAAAGCGAAGGGTAAGAGTGCAAAAGCAATCAAGGCTCTGCTCGACACTTCGAAGTTGTCTCTCAAGGACGATGGTACGGTCGATGGTCTTGACACTTCGCTGGAAGCCCTGAAAAAATCGGATGGTTATCTGTTTGAACAGGTCGAAACCAAACCCGAAGGAAACGGATTCCATTCCGGCGCACCAAACCCCGATTCGCCGGAAGCCAAACAAGTCGCGGACGCATTTGCCGCGGCAAGGGGCAATTTTTAATTTGAGGTGATTGAATCATGCCTATCAATACTCTAGCAACCGCAATTCTTTTTCAGCAGCAGCTCGACCGACAGATGATCGAGGGCGCTACCTCCGGCTGGATGGAGGCAAACGCCGGTCAGGTTAAATATTCCGGCGGCAATGAAGTCAAAATCCCGAAGATCAACATGGACGGCCTCGGAAACTATGACCGGGACAACGGCTATGTACAGGGCAGCGTAACGCTTGCCTACGGCACCTATACCATGACGCAGGACCGCGGCCGGAAATTCCAGCTTGACGCGATGGACGTCGACGAGACAAACTTTGTCGCCGCCGCCGCAAATGTCACGACTGAATTCCAGCGCACAAAGGTGATCCCGGAGGTCGATGCTTACCGCTATTCGAAGCTGGCCGCGCTGGCCGGCGGAAAATCCCATAAGACCGAGTATACTCCGGATACCAAAGACATTCTTGCAAAGTTTATCGCGGATATCGCGGCCATTCAGGACGTTGTCGGTGAAAACGAGCAGCTTGTCGTATCCATGAGCATACCGACCGCGACCGTTCTTGCGCAGGCCGACAAGATCGAGAAGCGCCTTGACGTGACACAGTTCACGCAGGGCAGCGTTCAGCTCAAGGTCAACTCGATCGACAACACGCCGATCCTGCGCGTGCCTTCCGCCCGGATGAAGACCGCTTACGTGTTTAACGACGGCAAGACCACGGGGCAGACCGTCGGCGGATTTGCCCCGGCCTCCGGCGCGGTCGATATCAACTGGATCATTTCTGCGCGCCGGGCGCCGATTGCCGTCAGCAAGACCGACAACATGAAGATTTTCGATCCGGTTACGAATCAGAGCGCGCATGCGTGGCTGATCGAATACCGCAAGTTCCATGAGCTGTGGGTTACGGACAACAAGCTCGATGCCGTCTGGGTCAACCAGAAGCCCGCGTCCTAAAGGAGGAATGAATCATGATTGAACTGAAAAAGCTGAATGTCCACCGCATTGTCGATTCTGAGGAGGCCGCCGCCCGTCTTGAGGCGGACGGCTTCGAGGTCGTAACAAAAGAGGCCGAACCGGATTTCCCGACGATGAAGGTTGACGAGCTGCGCGCCTATGCCGAAGGAAAAGGGATCGACCTCACCGAAGCGATGAAAAAGGACGATATCATCAAGGCAATCAAAACCAAACCGGCAGCCCCCGCCGCCCCGCCCGCGAAATAAGGTGAGTCTATGACGCTGCTGGAACAGGTTGAGATCCTTCTCGGCATTACCGATATGGGCAAAGAGGGGTTACTCACGCTCCTGTGCGACACAGTGACGGCACAGGTAAAAAAACATTGCCGCATTTCCGATGTATCCGATTTAGGTCTGCAGGGCCTCATGGCCGATATGGTTGTCAATCGCTGCCGGGCGAGAGGATACGGGCAGGAGACGGCGCCGAAATCTCTTTCAAAGCTTACCGAGGGTGACGTGTCTTTTACCTTCGATGTCGTGAAATATGACACGGCCGGAGAGCTGACGGACGCGGAGAAAAAGGCGCTCTGTCCGTATAGAAAGCTGTGGTCATAATGGATTTATCTGGTTATGCCGCTATTCTGGCGGCAACGTATGATAAAACCGCCTGGCTGTTCTCGAAAGAGAAAGCGCCGAGCGACTACATCGGCGATACCTTCAACTGGCAGCCGGCGGGATCCATTTCGTGCAGCGCTCTGCCGGTTACGGATAAAATGACCATCGAGACATACGGTCCGCGCGTGGAACGGATGAAACTGCTGCACGCCGCGCCGAACGCTCCGGTTTCTGACGGTATGGGGGTATCCCTGTCCGAAGAAACTACGGAGCCGGAATACACGGTTGTGAGCGAGAAGGGGCGTATGACGCACACTTATGTACTGATCGAGGCGATTGACAATGGAAGTCAGGGTTGAGGGTCTTGACAAGCTGCTGAAAAAGCTGGATCAACTGGGCGGGAGCGTCCAGAAGAGTACGCAAAAAGCCCTGATGAAAGGCGGCGGTGTATTTGAGTCCGGCGCAAAGGCCCATTGCCCGGTCGATACCGGCAACCTGCGCGACAGCATCCACACGGAAGCAAAATCGGACGATCAGGCCGCCACCGGAACCAGCGTGAAATACGGTCCGGACGTCGAATTCGGCACCGGACCGAAGGGCGACCCGTCCGTCCCGCACACGACGAAAGAATTCTGGCGGTACAAGGATGCCGAAGGGAATTGGCATACGTCCCACGGGCAGCCGCCGCAGCCGTTTATGCGCACAGCGTTTGCTGAAAGTAAGGACAAGGCGGTGGAGGCCGTGAAAGAATCCATCCGGGAGGATGTAGGGGAGCTGATGAAATGATCGACATGAACAGGGAAGTGGCGGACCTGCTGAAAGAACTTTGCACGGTGCAGCCCGCTTTCCCGGAAATCAATTCATTGTTTCCGTATGTCTCTCTGACGGAGATCGGAAACAGTTCCGCCGCGGTGCTGAACAACGAGGAACGCTATTCCCGGTATGAGTGCCAAATTGACGTGTGGGATACGTCAAAGTGTGGCCGGAGCCCGTTGCGCTGCTCTCAGCTCGCGGGGCGGGTCAGCGCCGCGATGATTGCGGCCGGATTCAACCGCGGTGCTGGAAAACTGACAAAGGGCACATCCGGGAATCCGCATCGTTACATGATGTCTTTTACCGGCTGGGTCGACAACAAAGAAATGAAAGTATACAGAGGTGGTTTTTGATGGAAACAGCAATGCTCGGCACACACCTTGACATGGCGGACGCCGCGGATGGTACATTCAAAACGCTGTACGGTCTTGCAAAAGTCCCGGATATGTCGTTTGAGGCGGAAAAAATCGATGTCACGAATCTGCAGGATAAGAATAAACGGAACATCCCCGGAATTATTGACCTCGGTGAGCCGGAGTTCGAGTTTTTTAACGATGACACGAAAACCGAACCGGAGAACGGAACGCTGCTGATGAATTCCTATAAGGCGCTGCGGGCGGCGGAAACGGGCCGGAAGGTTCAGTTCTTTAAGCTGATCTATCCAGACGGCACCGGGTTCGCCTTTTCGGCTTATGTCGTCACCACACGGACCGGAGGCGGGACGGGGGACGCTCTGCAGTTCAAGGTGAAGATGCTCATCAACAGCAATATCACGGATGTGACCGGGACCTGACGGAGGGGTTTTCGCCCCTCCCTGATTTTGTAAAGGAGAGGATTAAGTATGCCTTATGTACTTTGGAACGTAAACGGGAAAGAATATCGGCTGCGTCTGACGACGTTCAACTCCATTCAGGTAGAGAAGCAGCTCGGCATGGGCCTGACGGAGGCGGTCGACCATCTGATGGACCCGACGGTGATCATGATGATCCTGTGGGGCGCGCTGCAGCCGTATAACCATGGGATGAATCTGCGCGAGGTCTGCGACGTCTATGACAGCTACATCGCGGGCGGCGGAAGTGCGGAAAAGATCATAGACGTTGAGTTAAAACTTCTCGCCCAGGTCGGGATCGGCGATACGGAGGAAAACGAAAAAAAC